TTCTGTTGAGGGACACCAGGTATGGCGACATAGTTTAAAGTTAATATGCCTCCAGACCAGGCCAGCACAGTAATTCTGACAAATGTACTGATGATTGCTGCTTGCTCATCGGCATCGGGAAGAATAGCAGCCTTTGCTTTAGCAAATATACTTTTCTTCTTTGATTCTTCTTCTTTAATTTCTTCTTCAGGCATAATAATACAGTAAGGCTTTATTATTTATACATCTATGACAGCATTACTTGGGAATGATCTATGCGTACCCCATATAATTCTTACTGCACCATCACCACCTGTAACACCAGCACCTGATCCACCTCCACCATACGCAGAAGTAACTGTCTTATTAATATCACTACCTCTCACACCACTAGTCATATTTCCTCCAGTACCATTAGGTCCTATTCCATATAGATCAGTACCACCACCTACATATCCACCGCCGTATTGTCCTCCTCCTCCAGCACCACCTGAACCATCTTGACCAGGATTTCCTTCTGTTGGTGTCTGGTATCCAGTACCACCTCCACCATTACCACCATTACCTGAGTATCCACCAGCTCCAGCACCTCCACCTTCATATGATCCAGTATTTGCTTCACCACCTCGACCACCGTTACCACCACCGTCTCCAGTATATGATCCACCGTATCCACCATACTCACCTTGACCAGAACCAGAAGACATATCAGTTCCTTTACCTCCAAGACCTGCAACGGTAGATGTGTTTATAAAAAATGAGTCTCCACCATCATCTCTTGTACCACCAACACCAGCAGCACCAACGACTACACTATACGCTTGACCTGGTGTTACAGATATATTATTCTTCCATCCGAGACCACCACCTCCAGCAGCTCCACCAGTATAGACACTACCATCTGGTCCTCCAGCACCACCTCCACCAATTGCTACTACACAAACTGATGTTACTCCTGGAGGACAAACCCAATCTGAATTACCAGTTGTTGTAAAGATAGCATCACCTTGAGGTTGGTATCCATTAATAGAATTATTGAGAGTGTTCTGTCTTGGCCATAGATTCTCACCAGTTCCTATGATTGCTCTGTTTTTTCTATTACCTCTATGTTCCATCTCCAATCCAGCACGTCCTAATCCCCATCTATTACCCTTCTCATGACACCATTCAGTCATCAAACCTGTAGATGGTCTTGTGGGAGATGCTTGCAGCAGACGTTTAGATGATCCACCAGCATTCATACTATCATCCCAACATCCAGGTGGGTCAACAACAATTAAAATTTCATTACCATTAGTATGTGCATCTGGTTGTCCATTATGATTAGGAAGCAAGGAATGACCACACACCAACCAATAGAATCCAACATCATCAATACCTGGTGTCCAGTTTATCATACCACCAGCTTCAGTTGCTACTATTTCATGTGGATACTGTGATGGATCATCAATGTTAATCGTAGCACCAACCAATCCATTGCTACTACCTTTAACTATTTTCCAGTTATGGTGTGAAGGATTTTGTAAGGTAAAGTTTAAGGTATCTAAGCACTCAATTCTTATACTATTATCAGTAATTGCATTGGGTCCTATGTCCCTTGCTCTATCCTGACCACCAACAAGTATATCAGTAGCATTAGCAGTGATATCTATTGGTAAACTTTTTCTAACAGTTCCAGGATAATTCTTTGCCCAGTTATCAGTGAACATCTCTGTTGTATTAGATGTTTTTTGTAGATACCTATGAGCATCTGCTGAGTTAAATCTTTCTCTACCAGTAGCATAACATGCTAACACACCTGCAACTTGAGGTGAAGCCATACTAGTACCACTAATTGCTCTGAAGTAATCAACACCAGCAGTATAACCAGGTTTAGTATCTTGGTATCCACCACTAGCATTTGGTGGGTAGACACTAGCAATATAAACACCAGCAGCCCAGACATGTGTATCGATACCACGGTTACTAAAACTTACTGGGATACTACCATAAGCGGGATATGTGGTACTTGAATTATAATTTACTGATGTAGTCAAAGCACCAACACTAATAATTCCTGGTGCATATGGGTTCGCTGTTCTACAATAATAATATGACCAACCATTATCAAGATACATTCTACTGTCTCTCAGGTTACCATCCATACTTACTAGAGTTGAACCTGCTTTCTCATGATGATCTCCTGATCTTGGTGAGTCATCATTACCATGTGCTTTAACTACAACTATACCATCTGCAATAGCATCCGCAACATCAGCACCATTGGATGTGGAATAATATGGAAACTCATTACCAGTAACACCAAACAAACGTTGGATCTCACCTGATGACCAGACCGTAGTCACACCTCTCAAACCAACAGAAGTTCCAGCAGTACCATCATATCCAATAACACCATCATCATAAAGTCTTTCTTTATACAAGATAGCACGAACATTTGATGCCTGAACACCACTTGGATATGTTTCACTGAGATCATAACCCGAACCATAACTACAGTTTATGATCGTTGGGTTTTTAAATCCAGTAACAGGATTGATAGGTTTGTTCCTATGGAACGCCCTAACATAATCAAATGCTAGTTCAGTGGTAAGATATGTTTGAGTTGCACCTGAACTTAACACATTGATGCTGTATATGTTTGCTTCTCTTGCCCATCCAAAGTGTCTACCAGCAACAGTACCACACACATGAGTACCATGATAGGCAGTAGATCCATGTTGAACTGCTGTACCATAAACATAGTTAGCTCCAGGTGATGCATAACCATCACTATCCAACCCACCTATAACATCTGCATTATGTTCTGCAAACCAATCATACTGCACAAATCTAGACAGTCCTGTCTCCTCACTTATCCAATCTGCATGATCATATGATACTGGTTGATCAAATATAACTATATCTACGTGTTTACCATCATTAAAAACATCAACTCTATCATTGACTGTATTATTATTCCATGAAGTAGTGTTTACTGTACCAGGAGTATCTCCATACCTTCTTTGTGCTGTTGTTCCACCATGATGAATGTGACCCCACTGTCTTTCGTCAGACTGACTACTACTAGTGGTAGAAAGTTTACTAAAATCTCCTAGGATACTGTATGGTTCGTAGTTAACAGCACCCATTGGTTTATTAACTACACCTGGAGGATGTCTTAATTCTATCTCAAGGACTCTTGAATCTCTTTTAAGTACCTTTACCTGTTCATCTGTTAATTCATATCCAGTTGATCTACTAAGTGGTTTCCTTATGGTACGAGGATACCCTCTAAATTCCATGTCTGCATAGAATTCATTTAAACAAGAAGCATCCTTAACTGTTACAAGATACTCAGACATATCATGCTTCCAATGGAACGAATGTTATTGTTACCGTAATAACAGCAGCACTAGCAGTTTCGTTCCTGACCTTAGCATAGACAGTAGTTACAGGTGTAGACTCATCGTTGTAACCACATAACATAGGAGATATTATTTGAGTTGTATCACCGCTAGTGATAACCTCTGCTACCACTCCTGATCCTGGTACTGGGTCAGTTGTTGCTGCTCTAGAAGCATCAGCAGTTCTACTTGTTATAGAAGTATAAAGAGTTACCCATGCAGCATGTGATGTTGTTATTTTTAATAGACCATAAGACTTTGCTGCACCAGTAATATCTAAGTTACCACTAGCACCAGCAGCAAGACTAGAACTAGTAGATCCACTCGCTGTTCCTCTTGGACTCAACCCTTGAGAAGAAGGGGGATCAGTCTCTTCAATAGCAGTACCACCAGCATTTACCTTCAACCATTTACCAGCAGTTAATGAACTAGGAGTATCAGTTAGACCAGTAAATACAGTAGTTCCTCCCTGTACATCTGCCTCCAAAACACCAGTAGATATTGTTAAACGACTTCCTATTTTAATACCACCAAGTACTGTTGCAGATGCTGTTGGAAGAGTGTACTGTGATGTAGTACTACCCTGTGATTTCCACGAAGTTCCATCCCACAGATAAGTTACCCCACCACTAGTAGTATGGGTATCATTGGTTGATGGTGAGGTGGGAAAATCTATAGCCATTAGATTGTAGGTAGTGGAATTTGATCAGGTTCTAT